GTTGTACCGGGCTTGCCTCGTTGAACCAACAGGAGTAATAACATATGTCACGCCTACGAACTAAGACGGAAGCATCTAGATGGACGACCGGTACGCATCAGCGTAAATCCGATATAATCTATCGATATGCACCACCGTTCTATGGTCCGTGGGAGACCGTTATTACTGGATTGGGCCAGAGCGACGTTGCCCGTGCAGGTGACTACTACGTGAGTAGTATAACAGACACGGTTAACGAAGACACTGGTAAGTTTAATACCTGCAGTCATACCAAATTAAAACTTGGTCCCTGCGTAGGAATAAACGCCCCACCGTATGTCAATGAATATGTATACGACACCAGGACGGTGTTGGAACATATCACTGACTACCCTGTTCCCTCCGTGGTCCGCAATACTTGCGGAAACAACATTAGAGACTTGGGTGATTTTCCCATGCCTCCCATGGAGAGCGCGCTCATATCTGCTTACGCTAATATGAAGCCGGATTCAGCAGACCTATTCGGAGGTGCTAATATCATTCAGTTCATCGCTGAACTGCGCGATTACAAGCATCTTGCGAAGACGGTCTTTAGGAAAGGACGTGCGATTAATAAACTTAAGGACCTCTGTCCGCGGGTTCCACCAAAGTGGACCGTAGCAGAGTTATCCAAGTATATTGCAAGCGCATCCGCGGAGTTACGTTTGTCTTGGTCGTTCGCGATCAAGCCAACCATAGCGGATATTCAGAATATCTACTATGGGATACGTAACTTAGAAAAACAAGTAAAAGCCTGGAATAAATTGGCAGCATCTGGTAAGTACCAGACGAGACATTTTGATATGTCTCCACTACTGCGTAAATATATTCCTTCAGCTGGTATACCGAGCCTTGACGGCTGGGTAACTACTTGTTTCGGCTATGATATGGAGAGTCACGCTACCTTGCGGTACAAGGCTCTCCCTATGTCATTGGCTCCTTTCAAAGGACTGAAGAAGTACCACGACATAATTGGCGCTGGTAAGGGTATAAGTATACTCTGGGAATTAATTCCCTTCTCGTTCCTTGTTGATTACGTAACTTCAGTTGGGGATTACCTTCATCAATATGATGAAGCCCTCGTCGAGCTACCAATCAGCGAACCAGAGATGGGGTATTCTATTAAAAGAATAGCCAAATGGACGTCCTTCGGGACATTCCATGGAGGCTATGGTGTCTGTCCAGGAAGTAATTCGCATTACTTCCGAAGCAGTTGCACTATACCTAATCTCGAAAATGAGCCGTGGAGAACGGTTCAACCAGACATGCTATATTGGAAGCCCCCAAAGCTGGGTCAGCTTATCAATGTAGTTGCGCTGGTAGCCGCATTCCTCAATCGTAGAGGCTAATGCGGTAGGGCATGTTGCCCTGTTTATTATAACCGTCAGCGACTCACCATCGTTGGCATTGAACAAGAAAGGGGAGTCTCCCTATGCAAGCATCAACAATAGCAGTATCGAAGCTCAGTGAGAACGGAACGCCGGAATTGACAATTCCAGCAACCCGCTCGTATGATCTTCAGAGAGCCACCGCCACAAACTCGGTTTATGGTGACGGCTCGTTTGAGCCCTCCGAACCCAAGACACTTCGTGTTGCACATGAAGTAGTCAAAGGAACTATCGTCAATAGTGTCATCATCCTTGATGACGGCTATGAAGACGACGAAGGTAACGCGCAGAACATGCGCGTACAACTCAAACTAACGTACGACAACGCGTCGGCCGTTAAGCAAGACCTTGAGGACCACCTTAAGCGCATCTGCGCAATGGTTCTCTTCGGTACTTGGCCGGGTGGAAACCTTGATATTACCGCATCGAGCGGCAACGTCATTGGCTCTTCCACATTCTCAGTTGCTAAGTTCCTTAACTTAGAACACTAAGATACCGGCATCTGCATCATGATGTGCATGTAGGAGACTTCGATGGTACTCCCTATGGATAACCTGAAAAGCACCGCCCATTGGTGGGTGGCCCTCGCGCATCTGTACGAATTACCCAGTATAGATGTAGATACATTTCTCCGGCGCGTTGCCGGAGAAGGTATTACATTCCTCACGATACAACTTCCTTCCCTCGGGAAGGATGTTGATCGAGCGCTTATAACCGGTGAACCCCTAATAATAACGGGGCGATTCGGGCTTAAGCGCGGCAAACGTTATCCGTTGTTCCTTCAGGATCTCTTTGAGAGAGTCTTCGGGGACGATGGTAACATAAGAGAGGAATGTGATCCGATACACATCCGTCAAATACGGCAACTTGCGTATTTGTACTATAAAATGGAGGTTGATTATGATGAAGATACTCTTGAGAGCGCTCGCCGCGGCTTTATTGTCCGTGATAGAGAGCTTACCAAGGAGATCTCGTGGAAAAGCCCAGAGCTCAGACGAGCTCGAGGACTAATCGCACATGTTCTTGCGGGGTTAAATCCGCTACATGCGCAACCACGTCATGGTTCGGGGGCGGTTGCAAATCGCTTACCCAACCATGATAAGTATCATATTGTACGATTCATTCCACGGCTCAATGCTGTGTTTGAATACGGTGACTACTTCTTCTATAATCATACTCATCTGGCTGATGAGCTTGATTCCTTCCTTGACTGGGAGGAAATAGAAGAACCTCATGCACGACTGGTGTCTGTCCCAAAGGACAGTCGCGGGCCACGGCTTATTTGCTGTGAACCTAGCGAATTCCAGTATGTGCAACAAGGGTTGATGTCACTCCTATATGATCGTGTCGAGACTCATAAGATGACAGCCGGTTACGTGAACTTCACGGACCAGACCATCAACAAGAGACTCGCCAGGGAGAGCAGCGTCCACCAGGACCTTGCTACTCTTGATCTTAAGGATGCCTCCGACCGAGTTCGATGGGACGTTGTCCAGCATTTGTTCCCACGCGAGTGGGTTAATGCATTCGACGCCTGCAGAACTCGTTATGTAACCGTTGGTAAAGACACCGTTGGCCCACTGCGCAAGTTTGCGCCTATGGGGTCGGCAGTCTGTTTCCCAGTAGAGGCCCTTGTTTTTTGGGCCCTCTTGAAAGGGAAATTCAACGTGGATGTATGGGTATATGGGGATGATATTATCCTTCCAACCAAGCACGCAGAGCGTGCAATTGCGTACCTAGAAGAGTTAGATCTTCTAGTTAATAAACAGAAGTCATGCTACCGATCCCCTTTCAGGGAATCATGTGGTGGCGACTTCTATAAAGGCCACGACGTTGGTTACGTCAAGGTCCGCAAGGTGGTAGATAATACCGTCGCATCCCATATCGCACAGTGTCAGTTTGTAAATGAACTTACACAGCGATATACACCAGCGCTAACAACGAAGTTCCGTGAGCACTGCGACCAATTGTATGGTCCGCACCTCCGGGCATTGTGGGAATATCCGAATGGATATGTACATGATGTTGTTGATGGAAACGAGATTTCCATTGCGACTCCGTTTACACTCATATCTGATACAGTGACGCTGAATAGCGTTTTCTTTAAGAAACGTTATGACGTCGATCTGCAGCAGCATGAGCTGTTAGTTCCAACGATAGTAACCAAAGAGCATGTATCAAGCAGCTCCTCGCCTTGGCGAGAGTTGCATAGAAGATACGCGCAATTTGGCAACTCGACGGACGACCCCTTTGGGGGGCCCTTCGAGCACTATCAAGCGGGATGTTACGCAGTTCCGAAACACTGTTTCCAGAAGTTTCGGTGGAGCCCTATTTCGTAATAGGACCGGGGGTAACACCCCAAGAAAGGC